GTATTCGACGTAGCTATGGATGAAGCGTCGAAGCTCCTTAAGAAACTAGAAGACAAGGCGGTGAGGATATGGCGGTAAGGATGAGGTTCGCAGACGCAGGGGCCGTAAGAGCCGTTACGGGTGACGGAAAAAGAATGCTTGAGATCCTTGCTGCGCCTTATGGTAGTCCTATTCGTACGGATCGGCTAGGTCAGTGGCTTTCAGCCCGGACCGACTTCATGCTTGAGGTTGGTGACCGACGTCCGACTCTGTACTTACACGGCTTTAGTCCCCAGAAGCGTATGATGGGAAAGCCGACTAAGTTAGGTGTAGCCGAGGTCATTCGTAGGGACGAACTAGGTTTATGGGTGCGTACTGAGCTGGACGACAGCGAGCTTTCCACACGAACCTGGGACGCCGCCCTAAAGGGAACGGCGCGTGCTAGTACCGGCAGTGTGAATTACCTAGTACGTCCACAAGACAGGTCAGACGGCTCGCCGACACCAGGTGAGGTGTTTGTCTGGCCTATTGCAGAGATAAGCGTATTTGATGCAGGCGGAGGTAGAATGCCTGTGTCTGACGACGCAGTAGTTTTACCGCTGCGTGCACTATTCAATGAGTGCGAGATCGAACTTCCAGAGTCGTTCGAGGCCGGTGAGGATAAGAACGAGGATAAAGAAGATCTTGCTGCCCGCGCAATAACTAGTGAAGAAGGAGACAGTACGATGACACCCGAAGAGATACAAGCCTTGATTGATGCCGGAGTAGCGGCGGGACTCAAGGCTGCTGAGGCCACGAAAGAATCGGCCGTTGAAGCGGAAAAGGCCATGCGTGCAAAGATCGAGGCCGAGATGAAAGTCGATCCTGCATACCGAAGCACGTTCAACATCAACAAGATCGAGGGCGACAAGGGGTTATCCCCTGAGGAGTTAGAAACCTTTTACTTCATGCGTGCTCTGATCGAAGATGGAAAGACAGCCGCTGAAGGCGGTGTTCCTCGTAGTCAAGCAGCGGCCCGTGCCGCACTTGAGGAATCAGAGGCCGCTGAAATCGGCCCGATGGTGCCCGAAGACCTTCACAATCAAATCAAGGCTCTACGAGGCAAGTATTCGATTGTCCGTCGAGCGGGCATGACCATCATGCAGACCGACAAGCTGACCTACAGCATTCCTACTGAAGTAACAGCAGTCGCAGTAGCACCCACGATTCTTGAGGAGGGCGCATACACTGACCTTCAAAACACGTTTGGCGCGAAGACGGCCACGATGCTCAAGAAAGGTGGATACCTCCCCGTGACTGAGGAAGGCCTAGAAGACCAGACCCTATTCCAGCAATGGTTGGTGAAGGGTGTTGCTAGGTCAATGGCGTTGGCTGAGAATGCAACGCTGAACGTCCTTACGACCGCTATTGATGGTGTAGAAGTTGCCGCAACCCATACACTGACCGATGCAGAGTTACTTGCGGGTTACTTTGCACTGGCACAGGAATATCGAGATGAGGCCGTATGGATAATGAATGATGGTACTCTTGCCTACATTCGTGCGATGGTGATTGCTAACCCTCGCGCATACGGTGAAATCGGTTTCCCGTACTTGCAAATGGGTGAGGCTGGAGAACACCTGATGGGCAAGCCAGTGTTTACTAACGCTAACTGGCATTCCATCGCGGTTGCCGCCGATGATATCAAAATCATCGACCTCGTGAACCTTGACGAGTGCATTACGTGGGTAGAGCGCAAAGGTATAAGTATCTTTGTTGACCCCTACTCAGCTCGAGTTTCAACGGGTGTTATCAACTATCTATTCTCGGCTCGTTTTAACGGTACGACCACGAATACCGCAGCCTTGAGTGGTATAGACGACCACACGTAAACCAGACCGATAACTAAAGGGGTGGTAGTGGTCGTTACCCTCCACTACCACCCCTGGAGGTCATATGCAATACACATCTGTAAGTGCCGCGATGGAGTTCGGACAGTTCATAGGTGATGACGTTGGTGTCCTTCTGAACGCTCTCATTGAGTCTGCGACAAAGGTTATCGATAACCATTGTCATCGAATCTTCCGTATTGAGGATGAGACAACGCGTGTTTTTACTAAGCGCACTCGCCGAGAAGACGCGTTCGATGGTGTGATGCTGTATCTCGATGAGGATCTAGCGGAAGAGGCTAGCGCAATTACAGGTACTCCAACTGTATTGTATGTGCCTGAGAACATTCCTCCATACTTCGCTATAGAGATCGTAGAGGGCTCGTGGGAAGCGGAAGTTAGTGTCACAGGCTACTGGGGCTACTCTCGTACACCGCCTCCGGACATCGAGTTCGCGTGCCTACGTCTCGTAAAATGGATGTACGACCTGCGAGACACGACCCAAGGTAGCGCTGTTATAGTTACACCAGAGGGCCGAGTATTGCTCCCTCAAGGCCTACCATCTGATATTGTGAAACTGCTCGAACCCTACGTAAAGGTGTCAATAGCATGAGTGACTCAGTGATTAGCAACATCTACCGCGAGATATCGAAGATGAAGATCGGGACTATCCCGGCCCGAAACATCGATAAGATAAAGCTCGAGATCAAAGACTCGGATCTACCAATGCGGATGTTACTCCCCTCTGCTGAGGGTGACTTAGGATTTGTCGGCATAGGTTCGTTGAATAATATTCAATGGACTATCAGAGACTTGTGTCTTTGGGCTCCTGTAAGTGCGGGAAAAGGTATCGAGCAATATGCTGGGTCAATGGTTGACTATCTTAAACTGTATATCGCCGCCGTTAAGGCGTCTCGTAATCCAACAGGTCAAAGCACTATTAGCAACGTAGCGTTTACAATGGGCCCTGTGCCTTGGGGTGAGCAGGACTATTGGGCGGTCAATATTATACTGACCGTAGAGGAGATACTGTAATGATAAGAAAGATAAGTGAGACGCCTACTATTACTGCTGGCGCGTACAGTGTTCTTGATGCTGTGGGGAGCAAAATGGAGTTTAAAGACGTGTGTACGCCGTATAGCAACACCGCTAAAATTGTTCAAGCCTACATCAAGGACGCTGCTAAGCAGGATGCTCTTCTGTATCTCGTTCTGTTCGATAGGGACTTTACAGAAACAGCGGACAATGCGGCCTTTGCCGTATCCGACGCAGACCTGCTCAATATCGTCTGCGTACTAGAGTTTGCCGTGGCCGACTACATTGACTTCAGCGCCAACAGCATGGCACAACTGTCAACAGAAAACGTTGTTGTACGGCATCCGTTCACGTTGATCGAGGGAGGTACGTCTCTCTTTGGTCAGTTATTCGTAAAGACCTCGACACCGACCTACGTTGCAACGAACGACCTGTGCGTAGAGTTAGTAGTCGAGAGCTAAGGAGACAACCATGTACAAGAAACTTTCAGCAGTTCCAGTTCTGACCCTTGATCCTTACGTCGCGAAGGATTGTGTAGGTGCATTGCTTACCTTTCCAATCAGTTCGGGAAGCCAGATGCCTAACACAAGCGCAACTATCAAACGTCTTACGGTGATCGATGCGGCAATACAGGACGAAGAGTTTTTCCTTCACTTGTTTACGGCTTCACCTGCCGCAGCCGCACGCACCGACGCAGATGAGTGCGTGCGAGTAGCCGCTGACTTAGTGTTGGCGATTACAACCTTGCACATCGAAGCCGCAGATTATGTCACTATGGCGGGTGATAGCATCGCAACCTTCGAATTAGATACCGCAGTAGTGTTTGACGGAAAGAATCTGTATGGTGTGTTAGAATGTGTCGCAACGCCAGATTATGTGGCAGTAGACGATCTGACCATTAACTTGATCGTGGAGATCTAAGGAGAGTAACATGTCCAAGAATAAAGAGATCAAAGTAATACCGACGATCACCGCTGGTATATATTCGGCTGGTGATGCAGTAGGGGGCCTGTTGACATTTGCTGCTGCTGCAAGTGTCTATAAGGGTGAGGGGGACATCACCAAGCTCGTCATTGTTGACGACGCCAAGCAGGATGCTATTCTAGACCTTTGGCTATTCGACCAGACGTTCACAGCTATGGTTGATAATGCCGCTTGGGCACCAAGTGACGCCGACCTTGAAAACTGTATCGGTGTCCTTCATATCGTCGCGGCAGACTACGAAGACGGGTCAGACAACAGTGTTGCGACACTGGAGTGTGACTTCGCCTTTACTCTCGTTGCAGCTGGTACGTCACTGTTTGGTCAGTTAGTGAGCCCGACTTCTACACCGACGTATGCCGCAACCGACGACCTGACGGTTAAGATCACCGTCAAAAGGTAGGCAAACTATGACTATTTATATACCGAGTCAAGAGCTGGTTCAGGCCGGCTTAGAGGCCGTGTATGGTGATCTTGCGGCTCCGACTGTCCAGCTTATGGGCATAACAGATTGTAAGATTATACCACATCCTGAGGGCTCACAGATCATAGATAAGCGCGGTACGACCATGCCTGCTTATATCTCGACGATCGACAGATTGTGGGCTGAAGCAAATCTCTCAGGGGTGGTGTGCTATACCCAGTTTAACTACTGGCTCGACTGCCTGTTTGGAATCGATGCTAGTAACCCTTATGGGTACCTTGCGGAGTTAGACCCAACCACAACTATCCAATCGTTGAACCTGCTCCACGGCCAGCCTGATGTGACCTACTCAATGGGTGGGGGTATCGTGGACCGTTTAACCATCAGAGGATCCAACAACGGACCACTAACCTTTACTGCACACCTCTTGGGCATGGGGTCAGTTCCTGATGTCATCGAAGGGGCATTAACTGACTCTGCTGTGGTAGTTGCAATGGGCAACCACTGCGCGTTCTGGATTGATCCGATTGCTGGACCAATCGGAACCACTCCAGTGCTTACTACGGCTTTCACCTTCGAGGCTGACATTATCGTTGATCGTAAACTTGTCTGGCACATGGGAGCGTTGAACCCTGATAGCTTCCGTCATGGTAAGTGGCTGGGCTCGAAGCTGAAACTCAACCTTCAGATGACGTCGGATATGCAAGATATCCTCGACGAGATTATGGCCGAGGAAGTGTCCCCGCATGGTTACGTAGTTCGAATCCGTGCAACGGATGCCTTGACAACGAGCATCTTTACGTTAGACTTCGCAGGGGAAGCACTAACATCCCCGCAGCTCTATACCTACTCTGAAGGTGTTGTAACGTTAGAGTTAGAGCTTGCAGCGAAGTTTACCTCTGATGCGACGTTCCTGTCATGCTGGGGCGCTGATCTGGTACTTCCATGAGCGGAGTAGACCGTGACTAAAGTACTCGACCTCATCATCCGAGCAACCGACCAAGCTACCCCCA